TGTGCTATATCCGATATAGGTTACCATACTATTATTTATGGTAAAATTAAATACTAAGTTTATATTTTGATTGTTGTTTTGATAATGTCGCCAATGTTCATTGCCTTGCTTATTGTTAGTGTATTTCCGTTGACTGTGAAATCAAATAAATGCTGTTGAATGCTGTCATTTATTGTTACTTTTAACTTTTCTTGCGGACTCATACTAACTGCCCGCTCCAATGTAAATGTTTTAGTACCTGAAAATGTAAAATTTTGTACAACTAATGTTTTTTCATAATCACTTACAATTTGTCTTTTTAATCCTTCAGGTGTAAATGGAAGAAAATTTCCCGTTTCTGCATAATAACTAAATCTTGCTCTTCTTATCTGATCTGTGCTTAGTGTTCCTTTTTCATTGATATTTCTCATAGCAAAAACACCTTTTGCTCTATACCATGCTCTGTTTTTAGGATTTCCATAATCAGCTAATCTCATTATTGTAGCAATTTTCCTACACTGTTCTTTATTTTTGTTACTGTTAATAATCATATTTGCAACACCTTCAAGGTTGCCAATTTTTAAATTGGGTAGAATTTTATATTCAACATCTCCAATTTTAACTCCAAATATATTTCTTGTTGCCCAATGATACAATATAATCCCGTCATAGCCTGTGCGAGATATTTCTGTTATACCATTAGCAATTAATTGTTTTTTTGCTAATTTTTCTTCGTTGTTGTAACTTTCCAACCATAGGTCATATGCTTCTTGTTCAGTAATACCAAAGTTGTATAATCCTTCTCCATATGCAGTACCATCTAATCCACTGTAATCACTAAAAAAACTTAGTGCAACTAATTTTGCTGACTCACTGCTAGTAATTGTGTTTATATCCAGTCTTGATTGATAAGCATCTTCATCTAAAACTGTAAAGTCAGACCATACTTTTGTTAAATTTTCAGGCACAAATAAATTTTCAGCCATTAACCTGCTCCACTTCTTGAATTGTATTGCGGTGGTAAATTACGTCCGTCTCGTCTCTGTGCATCTGGCCCAGCACTCAAAAAATTTGGATTTTCATTAAACTTCTCAACTTCTTCAGTTGGTGTTCTTGGATTATCCCCTGATTTGCGTTTTACGTTGTTTTTGTTTACATTTGGTTGCTGTCTATTAGAAATTGCTTTCATATCAATATCTTTAGCTGTAAATTGTGTATCACTACTTGCTACTTGTGGTAACATTTCTTGTTCTTCTGCATGTCCTCCCCAAGGTTCTGCTTCAGGTACTCTACCACCTATGCTTTGTTTTATAGATTCATTTGTAGTTAAGTTATTGACTTTTGGTTTATTCGCCGCTGTAGCTTCTGGTCCGTTTAAATCTATCATAGCCGCTGTAACCTGTGTATTACCTGCACATTTAATATGTCCGTTTAGATCACTTGTTAATTTAATATCTTTGTTGGCATGTAAATTAAATTCACCCTTTGACATTTCTATATTAGTATCACCTTCTCTTGCTCTAATATTAATACTGTTTGCATCCAGATTAAAATCGCCTGTGCAATATAAATTAAAGTCAGTGGCTGTGTGCATACTAATATCATCTTCTGCGTACAAGTCTATCTTTCCATCTGCACTTAGTTGTATCCATGTCTTTCCAGTTTGACTGATTACATAAATTATACCAGCCCCATCGTGCATTAAAACCTGAGCACCACCTGCACTTGCTAATCTAACTAGATTACTTAAACCACCTTTTCTTTCTTTGTCAGGAGTTAAACAAGTTTCACTGTTTGGTAGTGTTCCATCATCTAATACTAAACTATGTCCACCTGGTGTGTTGAATCCAAAAACATTTGTTGGTGATTCTCTTCTTTGACTACTACTGCCTAAACCTCTAATACTGTCTAGTCCAAGTCCATGTCTACCAATAGCTTCTCCGTCTTTTTGCTTGTCACTGTTATCTTCACTGTTTCTTACAGTTTCACTTGAAGCTCTAGGTCTTTTGTTTTTATCTGTTTCTTCGAATACACTGGTATCCAACGATGGGCCAATTTCATCTTGACTACTGTCTACAAATCCAGATGGATTAGTAGGAACACTGGCATTTCTAGTTACATCTGGCAATACTGAAATCATTATACCAGTATCACTGTTTGCAGGAAAGGCAACTAAGACCTGACTTCCAGGAGCAGGCGGATGACTACTAAAACCGTAACTATTAGTTGCATTTGCATATTGGTAAGATCCTCCATAAGGACTGCCTCTTCTTACTCTATGATACTTGTGTCTATTCTCTTTACTATCAGTTTGTCCTATGTATCCTTCTCCAACGATTTCAACATACATGTAACCTTCGTATCTATCATCAACAATATCAATAACTTTACAAATAAAAACTCCAGTGTATTTTGCTATTCCTCCAGCTGTTTTTGAGGCATCATGTTGTTGCATTAATCCTCTACCGATGTTATTTGTTCCTGAATATCTTGCCATTTTTTATCCTAACTCAACATAATGTCTTTTAAAAATTGTGGTGCATTTTTGGCTCTAATTCTACCACTTGCATCTGGTAAACCGCCCCAGTATGGACTACCTCCAGGTGCTTGTCCAAATTTTGCGGCAATATCTACATGAAATCCATTATTACCCATATAGCCGTTGCCAGCACCAATACCTGTTGCTCCTGCGTTTTTGGCTTCTCTGAGAAAGTTTTGTATAAGTGGAACATCTCTAGGATTATCCAAACTCAAAGTTCTACCACTTGCATCTTGTAGTCTTATATCAGCCGCCGCTCCGTTGTCATGTCTTCTTGTACCTGTTCTCCGTCCACCAGATCCTTTTGCAGGTTGACCTCCACTGTATACAACAACATTTAGTCCACTTTTATTTGCCGCTGATGCTAATATGTTTTTAAGTTCAGGTTTGATTGCCTGATTTCGTATTGTACTAGAAGAACCAATTTGTGCTTCTATTACATTAGGATTGGTAACATCACCATCAACAATTCCTTCCTCAATTAGATCAGGTCCAGTAGTACTATCTTTTTCTGTGCCTTCTTCACCATCACCTTCCCCTTGGTCTTCAGGTAATTTAAGTGGTTCTTGTTTTTTAGTTGGTTCTATATCAATTAAACCTGTGCTAATTTCTTCCCAAACCAGTCCAAGGTTTGTGTTTATATCTCTAAACGCATCAAGATCCATTGTAAATTGACCGTCTTGATATCTTGCTACGACACTTACAACCTTGTATAAACCAACAATTCCATAGTTGGATTCAGGAATTTTCATAAATCCATCTTGTTCATCTGGATATGTTGGAAAATTTAGATTTAAAAAATAGGTTACACCGCCTTGTTCATAGTGTGCTCCAGGGTGAGATTTTCTTCTGCGAGGTCTACCCAACCAATATGGATCACCTCTAATTGAAATACGTTGGCTAACCAAATCACCTAATGAATTTAAATTAAGTTCAACTGCACCCAAATACACTGCACCACTTGTATCATCTTGGTCTGGTCCATTGGTTGCTTTACTATTAATGTTAGTTACATCATGTGTTAAAGGATGACTTTCTCTTTGCTCTGGATTGCTTCCTATCAATTCACTTTGTGTGAGATATCGACCTCCAGTGATAACATTTTCACCTTGCTGTAATCTTTCTCTTGCCTCTTCTTGGTCTAGTAATGGTATTAATGATTGTTCTACTTCACCTTTTGTTTTTTCTAATTGTTTTTGTCTTTCAAGTAAATCTTTCTTTTGATTATCAAATTCTGATACTTTTGCTGTTACTTGATCTGGTGATAGTTGTCCTGGAGGAGGAGCAGTTTTTAGATTTTCATGGAATGTTTTTCTTCTATTTTCCAGCGATATAAGTTCGTCTTGTATGTTTCTTAGTTCTTGATTTATGTTTTCAAGTTCACTGCTTTTAATATTATATTCATTGTTTGGACTGCCTGAACCAGCAAAATTTTGTCCTACAAATTTTCCTGCTCCTTGATTTAGTGCTTGGATTTGATAGTATGCTTGATTTAAGTATACATCCAAACTTAAAACTTCTGTGTTAACTCCAGTATGATAATAGTCAAAACGTTTGACCAACATATCATTAGTTGCCATGTTTCTAATACGTTGCTGTTGGACATCTCTATCAGCTAGAACTTTCTGATAACTTATTACATCGTGATGTACTTCTTGTGCTATAATTCTTTGGATATTGATTGTAAAATCTTTTGCATAGTCATTTGCTATAACATCATATATTCTATACTTACATTCAGTTTCAAAAGCAAACCATGAACTTAAATCGCCAAAGGTTTTTGCTTTAGCTACAGGATCATTTGGGTTGTCTTTGTGAAATCCTCCTTCGCCTGTTGGAAGTTTTCTAAAATTTTTAGTTTGATACAAACCAAGCAAAATTAAATCACTTATGCTTGTGCCTTTTTTGATATTAAAAGTCAATGCACCTTCACCTGTGATGCTAACACTTGTAAGTGGATTATCTCCACTTGCTACATCAAATGACCAGTCAGCCCATTCTGTTGCTCTATCACCAAATCCAAATGTGTAGTTGTGAGGATATTTTCTTGCTGTACTGTTGATAACTTTTAATTTTTCTTGTTCATTGATCATTTCTTGAAGATTACTTAAATATTCTCCAAAAGTTGTTCCTGAAACTTGCACTGCTTTGTTCATATATAATGCAAGTTTTTTAAAACCTTCTTGGCTTGTTTCAATTAAATCTGCTCTATAAGTGGTTGCACCTTCATTGTATTGAAAATCCAAGCCAGTCATTACTGTAGTCCAATAGTAAGGACTTGTAATATTTTCTACAGGAGTACCATTTTCTTCATAACCTAAAAATCTTAATTCAAGTAGATAACATGCTTTGAGGTGATTAGGCAGTCCTAAATCTTTTGCCGCTTTGAATATTCTGGTATAAAGTGTTGCACCCAAAGGTTCGCTCAGTTGAAAACTAAAAACATTTGCAAGACTTTCTCTGTCTTGCTGTTGCTTGTTAAAAGCAAGTTTCATATCATGTTCAACACTTACGATATTAATCTCAGATTCTACTCCGCTTTGTGCAATTATCTTGACTCTATTTGTTCGAATTATATCATCTACTTGACCGACATCTTCTGGACGAATCATATACATTGTCCAGTTATAGGTCACATTGTCGAACCTATTGAGTACATTTTCTTTATAGAAACTTAATTTAGGCATTAAGCAGTCCTTGTGATTCTATAAGTCTTTGGTGCGACTATTTTTGTTCCTGAAATAAAATCCATTATAGGATCGACTAGTTTGTCTCGATTATAATGTGCATATACCCACCATAGTTTGGCACTACCATACATTTCAAATGCCATCAAGTCGGGTCTTTTATTAAATTTTGGCTGTACTATTAGAGTAATTGTTTCTTCAGACAAGCTATCATTTGTCAACGGAGGTTGATAAATTCCCAAATATTTTCTGTTTATGCCTGTCAATGCATAATTACTTTTTGTATCATAAACTGTTTTAGCCATTATACAAATTTCTCCTGGTATGCTCTACCGCTAATAAAATCACTTGTAGTAAATACTTCTTTTTGTCTAGCTGGGTTTTGTTGTACAGTAAGTTGTATAAACATGTTCATCATTACTGGTATTTGTGTATCACCATCTAAAAGTTTCAAATCAACATTACTGTCATATGTGGTTGAAAAGTTACTGACAACAACCGGTATTTGGTTAAATTGTTGCTGTCCGAATGCACTAAATTCTAATACTGGAGGAGGTGTTCCTGCAACTGGTGACGAAGTTTGATTTTTACCAAAAAACATTTTAGTAACACTTCTCAAAAAATGTAAACAAGCATATGTATATCTAGCTTCCTCATCTGTAACACTTGCAAACTGAGCTGTCATTGTTATATCCGGACTTGGTGTATTTCTATACGCTTGAAAGGTATAGTTTGTGTGTGTAAGATCATATGCAGAATATGATACAGGTTGAGAATAGGTAATATCAGGCTGAATTGGAAACATTATACCTCCGTGTTGTGCAAGAGGTTGTAGTAAAGGACTGCCCATATATACTGATATTGCACCAGGTTTTAAGACTAATTTAGCACGGTTTCTAGCTAGAACTGTCATTTAGTTTATCCCTTATAAATTCAAATGTTTTGGGCTCAATAGTGCCAAAAAATTCTCTAAACACCATCATTTTTTGATTGTCATTGAGACTGTCATTTTTCATTGCATTCCTAAAATCAGTAGCACTCATACCACCTTCTTGTATTCCTACTTCTAGTATATAAGCGCCTTGGTCACTAGGCACCATTTCAGCACCTTGTACATAATCTCTGAGAAAACCACCACGCTTCAATCTGCCTGCATCTTTGGCACTAAAAACCAGCACTACCGCTGTGTTATCTGGATTTTTTCCCGTCAAACTTACATCTGGTCTGTACGGTTGTGTTTGTACTACATTGTTCAAAGGTATGTTAAACATTTCATTCATTATCATACGCTTCTCATCAAACGTAAATGGATCACGTTCTGGCGTAGCAGTTTTGCTTACTGTAGTTGCGATAAATACGTTAGCGGAACCAAATTGCTCCACTAGATCCATATACACTTTATGATGACCTTTGTGCATAGGCTGAAATCTACCACCATAAAAAACAGCAATATCTTTTGCTATATCTTCTGTCAACTGTGCATATTTCATTTGGTGTCTCCTATAGTTGTATTTATAGGATAATTATATGTGTAGTTATTGACATTGCACCATATATTGTGTATAATGAAACCAAATAAGGAATCGTAATGAGGAAACAAAATTATTTAAACAACAAAGACATGCTAAAAGAGATTCACAAAAGCAAATTGAGCTTTTGTTATGTACTAGATGACGATTACAGCAGATTTGATACAATAGTAGAAAATCTAGAAGATGTAAAAAAACCAGAAGTCATACAGATAGCAAAAGAAAACAGAGCTAGACAGCTGAGTACCGAAGCATATGAAAAAGCATACATAGAATGGTATGAAGATCCAAAAAGTAAACAAAGTCAAAAACCAAAACAAATAAATTATAAAATAGATCCAGACACAATAGAAGAACAAAGTTTAGTATTTAGGTTGATGACATTTGAACATGTGCCATTGGAACCTGGAAGAAAAAACAAACCTAAAACTGTAGCAGACCATCACAGCAAGTGCAATTTTCCTCCTTTTAAACACTATGCATATGTGAATGGAGAATTAAAAGAATGTCTGCGTAGCCATTGGGAAGGTGGACTAGACAATGGAAAATTTAACACACAACACGGTGCTATATCAAACAATCTAGCAAAAATGTTTATTAAGTTATGCGAGCGTTATAGTATGCGTAGCAACTGGCGTGGATACACTTATGTTGATGAAATGCGTAGTCATGCACTGCTACAACTATCACAAATTGGATTACAGTTCAATGAACTAAAAAGTGAAAATCCTTTTGCATATTACACCGCCGCAGTTACCAATAGTTTTACAAGAGTTCTTAACCTTGAGAAACGTAATCAAAACATCAGAGATGACCTACTACAAGAAGCTGGTCAGACTCCAAGTTGGACACGTCAGATTGAACATGAAATGGCAGAACGTGCAAAATGGGACGAAAAAGCAGACAAAGAACGCAAAGAACATGGATTTAATATCTAGGTTGACAAGGTATAGTTATGAAACTATACTGTAACAAACTGTAACCTGGATAAATGAATAACCATGACATTTTTTAATCGTGTTGCCTGCTTTACTGATATACATTTTGGCAACAAAAATAATAGCAAACAACACAATCGCGATTGTGCAGAATTTGTGGATTGGTTTGTAGAACAATCACAAGCCAATAACTGTGAAACTTGTATATTCTTAGGCGATTGGCATCATCATAGAGCCAGTGTTAATGTTAGCACTCTTAATTATAGTGTTAACAATGTACGCAAATTAAGTAAATCATTTAAAAAAGTATACATGATTACTGGCAACCACGACTTGTATTACAGAGAAAAACGTGACTATAATAGTTTGCCTTACGCAGAATTATTTGATAATGTGCATCTTATAAACGAACAAACTTTTGTACAAGATGATGTTGCACTTGTACCTTGGTTAGTTGGAGACGAATGGACACAAGTAAGCAAAACAAAATGTAGATATATGTTTGGACATTTTGAACTGCCTTACTTTAAAATGAATGCTATGGTAGAAATGCCAGACCATGGTCAACTTAATGCAGAACACTTGCAAGGTCCAGAGTATGTGTTTACTGGACACTTTCACAAA